AGTTTGGTTAATGGGTGACGGTACTCTTGACTCTTATGCTAATGGAATGAGAAATTACATTCAGATTGGAGACCAAAACTCTACTAAGATGCAGTTGAATAGTATGGTATCTAATGATATAGAAACAGTAACTATAAATGGATTAACATAATGATTATAAAAGCTAAATATCCGGCACTAGAACGCCCTTACATGAGGACTTCAAAACAAGGAATCGGTTCTCTCTACGGAGGGAATCAGGTTTCTGATGTGTCTAACACTATAACAGAGCGTACTTTAGAAAACATTAAGGAATCAGACTTTAACTCTTAGACTTGTTAAAAACAACTAAAAAACTGTTTTTAAATAAAGTATAAACCTTAAAATTAAAACCTTATGAGTACAGCAAAAGAGACCCTAGAGAAGATAGCTAAAGCTATCGGCATCGCAACTGAAGAGCCTACAGTAGAAATTGTAGAAGACACAGTAGAAACAACAGAGGAAACGGTAGAAGACACTGTAGAGCCTGTAGAAGACAAAGTAGAAGATACTGTAGAGGAAACAGTAGAAGCTACTGAAGAGCCTTTAGAGGCTTTAGAAGAGGTAGTAGAAACTCCTGAAGAGGTAGTAGAAGCTCCTGAGTTAAAAGAAGATAATAGAGTAAAAGAATTAGAGACTCAAATCAATGAGTTAAAAGAAATTCTAAAAAATGCTCTAGAAAGCAATAAGGATGAGGCTCCTGTAGCTACTCCTGTAGTTGAAGATAAAGGATTAACACATAACCCCGAAGCGGAGGTTAAGGTTAAGCAAAAGAAAATCGGCAACAAAGGAGGTAGTATCATGAGTAATGTCTTTAAGTATATAAACAATTAATAATTAATTTTAAACATTTTTAAAAATGGCAACAACAACTTCAATTACAACAACTTACGCAGGTGAAAAGGCTAGTGGATTCATCTCTGCTGCTTTACTTTCAGCTCCAACTTTAGACAAAGGTGGAATCACTGTTAAGCCTAACGTAAAATTCAAGTCAGTAATGCAAAAATTAGCTGTAGGTGATATTATCGCTAACGCTTCTTGTGACTTTACTGCAACTTCAACTGTAACTTTAACAGAGCGTTACTTACAGCCTGAAGATTTTCAAGTAAACTTAGAGCTTTGTAAGAAAGACTTTGAGTCTGATTGGTTATCAATCGAGCAAGGTTTCTCTAGCTTTGATGAATTACCATCTTCTTTCGCTTCTTACCTTATTGGTCATGTAGCTGCTAAAGTAGCTGCTAAAATGGAGGTAAACATTTGGAATGGTGCTAACGGTACTGCAGGTGAATTTGATGGAATCGTCGCTTTAGCTGATGCTGATGCTGACGTAATTGACGTTACCGAAACAGGTGCGACTACAGCTTCAAATATCATTGAGCGTTTAGGAAACGTAGTTGACTCAGTTCCTGCTACTATCTACGGTAACGAAGGACTATCTATCTACATCTCTCAAGCTGATGCACGTTCTTACGTAAGAGCACAAGCTGCTTTAGGATACAAAGATTTATACCACGTAGGACAAACTGAAATGGACTTCGAGGGTGTTAAATTATTCGTAGCTAACGGTCTTAACAGTGGACAAATGATCGCTGCTGAGAAAGAAAACTTATTCTTTGGAACAGGTTTGCAAAATGACATGAACGAGGTTAAGCTTATCGACTTAGCTGACATCGATGGTTCACAAAATGTTAGAGTAATCATGAGATTTTCTGCAGGCGTAAACTACGCTATAGGTTCTGAGATTGTTCTTTCTCAAGCTAGCTAGTAAAACTAAGTAAATAAGAGGGTGTAAAAGCCCTCTTTAATTAATAACTTTAAAAACATAAAATCATGGCATGTACATCATTATCAGCAGGTCGCTTAGAAGTATGTAAAGACACAGTCGGTGGATTGGCTGCAGTTTACTTCATCAACTTTGAAGATGCAGATTACTCTATAGACCCTACTACAGGATTGGCTACTGAAGGCGGAGGAACTCCTTCAGCTTACAAGTATGACTTAAGAGGTACTTCTACTTTCGAGCAGAACCTTCAAACTTCTAGAGAGAACGGAACTACTTTTGTAGAGCAAACTCTTACAGTTTCATTAAAGAAACAAGATTCAACTACCAATAAAGAAGTTAAATTATTAGCTTACGGACGTCCAAAAGTCTTAGTAGAAGACAACAACGGAAACGTATTTGTAATGGGTCACGAGTATGGAGCAGAGCTTACAACTGCTGCAACTTCTACGGGAGCTGCAATGGGAGACAAATCAGGATACGAGATGACTTTCGTAGCATCTGAGAAAATCTTAGCACCTTTCACTACTGAAACATTATCAACTACTTACTCAATCGTAGTAGGTAGCTAGTAATTAGTAAATTAACAATAAAACGGACCTTATATTAAGTTATAGGGTCTTTTTTTTGCTTTATACCTATACAAATACTATACATTTTACGTTTTATTTAAGTAAACACCTGATATACAAAACAAAAAGCACTAAATACTGTTTTTAAATAAAGTTAATCATGCACTATATAGACAGTAATACAGATTTAAATAACCCTATCACTCTATACTTAAACACTAGGGTAGATAGTACTGTTTTAGTGGACGTAGAGTTGTATTCAGAAAACGAAAATAAGCTTATATATACAGGTTCAGGATTAAGCTTAACTGAAGGAGGGTACTTTCAAGAAATAACAATTCCCTTTCAAGATAATCTAGTAGATAAAAAAACCTACACAATACTATTGTCATCAGGAGGTGTAAATGTATATCAGTCTAAAATATACATAGACTCTACTAAAGACTTTACTTTAGATACTACTGTAATGACTACAGGTAGTTATCAATCAAATGATACAAATAACGAATTTACAATTATATAAATATGAATTTTATAAATTTATCAGGCTATGATATGCCTAAGGCTATTGAGGATAAGCGTAAAGATTGGATCGCTTACGGTGACGATAACGACTACTACTCGTTTCTTATCGGTTGCTATATGTCCTCAGCTACTAACAACGCGGCTATACGCTCTATATCGGATAACATATACGGTAAAGGTATTTGTATAGATGGCTTAGATAAGGATTCTAATGAGGTAAAGGAACTTAGAAAGTTCATTAATCACAGAGATTTAAAAAAGATTATACAAGAGCGTAAAATGCTAGGTCAGGCTGCTATACAGGTGATATACTCTAAGGCAGGTAATGAACGTAAAGTAGTTAAAGTTAAGCACTTTCCTATTCACACTCTACGCCCTGAAAAAATGAATGGTGAAGGAGTTATATCAGCTTACTACTATCATCCGGATTGGAAAAATAAAAAGAGGTCTGATACACTCAAAAGGATTCCTACATTTGGTAATTCTACTGAGAAAATTGAGCTTTACATTTTAAAGCCTTACGTTGCCGGATATGATTACTTTAGCCCTGTGGACTATTCAGGATCTTTACCTTATGCTGAAATTGAGAGCGAGGTTTCAGATTATTTGTTAAATGAAACTAAAAACTCTTTCAGTGGAACTAAACTAATAAACTTTAACAACGGGGTTCCTGACGTAGAGCAAAGAGATGCTATTACTAGAGATGTCAAGTCTAAACTTACCGGTTCAAGAGGTCAAAAGGTTATAGTTGCATTTAATGAAGATAAAGAATCTGCTACAACCGTAGAAGATATTTCTTTAAATGACGCTCCTGCTCACTATGAGTACCTAGCTAATGAGGCTATGCATAAAATTTTAGTAGGACACAGAGTCACTAGTCCTATGCTTTTAGGGATTAAAGAAGGAGGCAATGGATTATCTTCTAATGCTGATGAAATTAAAAACGCTTCTCAGTTATTTCAATCTACAGTTATTAATAACTATCAGGATGAATTAATTGACTCTCTTACTGAAATCATGGAGTTAAATGGAGATGTCCCTGAAATATACTTTATTACTTCACAGCCTATCGAATTTACTGATGTAAATCAGGAGGAGGATAAAGAGTATAAAGAAGGTGAAGAAGCTCCTGTAGACAAAGAGGATGCTGAGAAAGAAGACGATACAAATCTATCATCTCATGGAGGATTAACAGTGGACCCTAAATTTATTAAGGACGCATTAGAACTATATAAAGCATCTAGATAGCATGTGTAAGACTGTAAACGGAATAGCTGATATTCATATATACCTAGAACGTATAGGGGAGTCTGTAGATGAAAATGAATGGGCTTTGGTAGACTCTAGAATTGACTTAGACGAAACTGAAGAGGAGGATATAGAAGCTATGTTAAACACAACCTTAAGCGTCAGCTCTTCTATTAGTTTAGCTACATCTAGACCTTATCAAGATAGTATGCAAGACTCTAAGTTGATAAAAGTAAGATACAGATATGCTAAGAAAACAAAGAGTCATGGCTCCTCAGGTAAAACATCTAGAGATTTCTGTAGAATGATGCACTCTAGTAAAAAGGTATATAGGAAAGAGGATATATTAAAGATGAAAGAAGATGGTGTTAACTCTAAAATGGGACATAACAAACAACCGTACAGTATTTGGTTACACAAAGGTGGTGTTAACTGCTACGATGTATGGGAGAGAGTTATATATATAAAGAAAACAAAAAAAGATGGCACTCCTTATGGAGGTAAAGGTATAGCAGGTGCAGATAAAAGCACTGTAGGTCAGGCTAAGAGAAAAGGTTTTGACCCACAAAGTAGAAAACAAAAAAACAATAAAAGAGTAGCTGAGGCTCAGATAGATCGTTCTGACAAAGGACATCACCCTAGTTACGTTAAACCTAAAAGAAAATAAAATGGCACAGGCATTATTCATAAGCAAAGATGACTTAATACGTCAGACAGCTTTATCCGGTAATTTAGATTTTGATAAGATAGTACACTTTATTAAAATTGCTCAAGATATACATATACATCAGCTACTTGGTTCTAGGCTGTATAATAGACTGCAGTCAGACATACTAGGAGGCACTTTAAGCGGTGATTACGAAATTTTGGTAATGGACTATATAAAGCCTATTTTAACTCAATACAGCTTCTTAGAATACTTACCTTTTAGTCAATACACTATATCTAATAAAGGAGTGTTTAAAAGCAGGTCAGAGAATTCAGATTCTACAGATGCTAAGGATATCAAAGAGATGAAAGACGCAGCTAGAAACACTGCAGAGAGCTACTCTAATAGAATGGTAGATTATTTGCACCATAATAACGAAAAATATCCTGAGTACTTAACGAATAATAATGAAGAGGTAAGTCCTAAAAAAACTATAAACTTCGGTAATTGGCATATATAACAAGGCGTTATGAGTACTAGCAACGAAATACAAGATTTTAAAATAACTAGGATGCAGAATGAGATTGAATTCTTTAAGCAAACTACAGAACAGTCTCTAGTTAGGAATGGTAAGCAACTAGATAGAATCATATCTATATTAGAAGATGACGACTCTATAAATAAAAAAGGACTAGTTACAAAGGTTAATGAGATGCAGTCTAAGATATATAGCTTAAGAAACTTCTTAAACGCCTACAAGTTAGCTGTAGCAATGATTGCAGGCTTATTTACAGCTATAGGAGCAGCTATTGCAACCTATTTAAACGTTAAAAAAATATAATGAGACTTACTAAAAACTTTACAAAAAGAGAGTTTAAGAGTAAAGATGGGTCTAAAATGCCTATTGAAGTGCTAGAGAACGTAAAAGAATTAGCTTTTAATTTGCAAGTTTTAAGAGACTTCTTAGGTGAACCATTAAGAATAAACTCAGCATATAGGTCAGAATCTCACAATAAGGCTGTAGGTGGATCGTCTAAATCACAGCATTTACTAGGTAAAGCTAGTGACCTGAGAGTGAGGGACTTAGATAGTGAAGATTTATACCACATTATAGAAGCCCTTATATCTGAAGGTAAGATGAAAGAAGGAGGCTTAGGTCTTTATAATTCTTTTGTTCATTATGACATCAGAGGTACTAGAGCTAGATGGAACTTTAAAAAATAATATTATGAGTGATAATCCAAAACTAAGAAAAAACGGAGGTAAAGGAACTGCTACAGGTAATTTCTTAAGATCTATAAACTTCTCTAAAGTAGCTGAGGTTGTAGGCAACCTAGTAACAGGAGATATAAAATCCGCTATAGAAGTAGTGTCTAATAAAGATAACGGACTTACTGACGCTGAGAGAGCATACGCTTTACAGGTTATGCAGTTAGATGCTGAAGAAATGAAGGGGGTTACTCAAAGATGGACCTCAGATATGACTAGTGACTCATGGTTATCTAAGAACGTTAGACCTCTTAGTCTTATATTCCTTACTGTAACTACTGTAGCTCTTATATACCTAGACTTCTACGATTCTAGTATAGAAGTTCCCTCAGAATGGATTGAGCTCCTTAAATCGCTTCTTTTGGGTGTATATATAAGCTATTTTGGTAGCCGCGGCCTAGAAAAATACAAGTCTATATCTAGATAGTTAGTCTATTGTTAAACAGCAACTAAAATACTGTTTTTAAATAAAGAACCCTACTAACTAATTTTTACGCCCTCCGACATTTAAGGGGTTTTATTCGGGGGGTTTTTTTTTACACAATGGCTAAAAAGAAGACGCTTAAATATTGGAAAACTAAGATAGACAAACCATTCCACGAGTACATCAGACGTAGAGACGCTGATAATGACTCAGGTTACTGTCAGTGTATTTCTTGTGATAAGCCTATTCACTTCACAGAGTCGGATGCCGGACATTTTATATCTAGAGGTAAGCTAGCTACTAGCTGGGATGAGCGTAATGTAAATGCACAGTGTCGTAAGTGTAATAGATTTGAATATGGTAGACAGTTTGAGTACTCATTAAAGATAGGTACTGAATTAGCAGAGCAATTACTACAAGAATCTAGAGCTGTATTTAAACTAATGGAGCATGAATATCAAGAAATCTTTGAAACTTACAGAGATAAATTAAAGGAGTTAAAAGACATGCAAAACTTTTAAAAAGTGGCACTCTCTATTTTTTTTCAGAGTGACAAAAAAACGTAAAATTTAACTGATTATCAGCACTTTACAAAAATAAAAAAACAAAGCTTAAAGAAGCTTAATATTTCTACTTTAAATTACACTACTTTATAGTTATTTATACAACTCCTAAACAACTCTTTTTTTATAATATATATCTAAATAAGCTACTTGTCTTGTATAGCTATCTAAGATAGCCTTAACTATTTATCTATATATCTTCACTCAATAAAACACTTTTTAACTTTATCGTTATAAGTGTATAGCGAATCACAATAAAACACTATTACAATACAAAATAAAACGCTTTTATAAAACTTCGTTATAATAATATAGAATAATTAATAACAACTTAAAACCCTTAAAAATGAGAACACTTAAACAACAAGCAATTGAATTGATTAACGACATGTATATAGATAGAATGAAAGGTCTATATACAAGCGAAGTTAGACTCCTAGAGCTAAACATCAAAATAGACAGGCTAGACGTAGGAGGTCTTAAAGCTATAAGAGACTCACATCTAGAACATGCTGAGGTCCTAGAATACATCTTAAAAGCACTAAAATAAAACGGAATTAAATAAACTCGTTATAATACTATAACACTAAAAATAAATATTATGAAAAACCCACAAGAAAAAATGACACAAAAAGAGAGAGAAGTGTATAAAAAGCTTCTAAGAGAAAACTACGCTTTAAATAAAGATAGGTATAAAGTCTATTATGAAGAGAATATTGAAGAGCGTAAAGCTTACGCTAGGGACTACTACCAAAAGAATAAGAAAAAAATAAGCGAGAAGGCTAAGTTAAGACATCTAGATAAAACATCTGAAAAAAGAGAAGCTAAAAAGGCTTTAAGAGATGCTAAAATTAAAGATAAGAAAAATAAAATAATTGCAAAACGAAACTTAAAAGAAGCTTTTAAACAAAATAAAAAAATAGATACACAAATAAATACACTTAAAAAAAGAGCTGAAAGAGAATTAATTAAAAATGTCAGGTCGATTTCTAAGTTAGAGTTAGAAGCTAAAAAACAGCTAGAGAAAACTCTTAAGCAAACATTAAACATGAGAAGATTAGCAGAATCATCTTACACTAAATCATGTAAAGAAGCTGAACTATTAAACAAAATAAAACGGAATTAAATAAACTCGTTATAATAACATGAAAACAAATAAAAAGAAATTAAAAAGGCTAGAATCTACTCTCAAAGACATTATCGTGTTTATGTTTTTTGTAAGAATTATAATAGATATAATAGCCTAGTTCGAGTGATGTTCGAACGTATTAAAGGGGGGTTAATCACCCCCTGATAATAAAATAAGTTACAAAAAGCTTGCATAATAAAAATAATTTTCGTATCATTGCATTAAATAATAACAAAATGAAACAAAACATAAAAACCTCATGGTCTAATAAAGATCTTAAATCACTAACTAAAAGAGCTAATCACAGGTATATCTATGATGGTTATGAATACGTATGGGAGCACAAGCTGTCAGGCACGTGGTCTAAGCACTGTATTAAGCTATTTAAGGACGTTAAAAAACTTAAAGAGTATATGGCGTTTAACATAGCTAATTGGACCTTAGAACTAACTAAAAGAAATGAAGATGAATCTAAGTTAGAAGCTAGGATTGAAATGGCTAAGGTAAACATGATAGATAGAGAACTTAAAGCTGTTGTTAAAATAAGCAACAAAAGATATAAGGCTATAAAGAAAGTAGAGTTAATACTAGAAGTAAGAGAAGAGCTAGACAACGCTACAATAGCTAAGGCTTTGGGTCTTTCTAAAAGAACTTTTTACAGATATATAAACAAAATAAACAATAAAAGATATGAGTAATTATCAGTCAGAACTAATATTCGACCTAGTAAGTCACAGGTTATTTAACAACGTAGGATACAGTAAGTTAAATGAAGATCAGAAAGAAGTAGTTAAACTAGAAGTGTTAAAGCACAAGTTAATTTAAAATAAGTTATAAAAAACTTGCATATGTTATATATATTTCGTATGTTTGCAACTCAATAATTAAACCCTTAAAAAATGTTATCACCAAAACAATTAAAAGAAAGAGCTTTAAACAAGATAGAAGCTAAACTATTTTTTGCTATTAAAAATAAGCAAGAGAATGTATTAAAACAAGATGGAGTAATACCATCTAAAATGGATCACGATGCATTGGTTAATATGTCTTATGCTATAGATAGAGAGGTAGATGTACTTTATTTTATTAAAGATGCCATTGATTCCTACACCTATAACAGTAAAGATGACTCTCAGCTAGACTTAGAAGACTTAATAGAACAAATGACTAAAAGAAAATAATAACAATTAAAACCCTTAAAAATGACTATTCAAGAAAAATTATCAAAAATTCAAGTCGAGCTAAAAGTAGCTAAGACTAAAACAAACAAGTTCGGAGGCTATAAATTTAGATCAGCCGAAGACATCCTAGAATCATTAAAACCATTTAACACTAAGTATGGTGTATATTTCTTAATTAGAGAAGAGCTATTAGCAGATGCTGTAATAAAGAGTGAAGCTACTATGTTTGACTTAGAAGGCGGTTCTATAAGCTCTACAGCTATTGTAGGAGTGGACCTTAATCAAAAAGGAATGGCTACAGCTCAACAGTACGGTTCAGCTAGTTCTTATGGTAAGAAATACTCTCTAGGCAACTTACTTTTAATAGATGACACTGCAGACGCTGACGCTACTAACTCTCACGGTAAGAAAGGACCTAGCAAAGCTAAGTTATCAGCTAATACACCTGAGTTCTTAAAAGCTATTGAATTCATTAAAGGAGGTGGATCTATGGATCAAATAGAAGCTAAGTATTTAGTTACTTCAGACGTAAAAGTATTAATAGGTAAAAAAATAATTTAAAATAAATCAAAAAAAGCTTGCATATATCATTTATATTTTGTATGTTTGCACAGTCAATAATAAATAATAATAATAAATAACAATTAAAACCCGTAAAATTATGGCAACAATTATCACAGTAGGATTAAACAAAGAAAAATTAGAGTTCAACGACAAAGGATGGGCTAATGTAACAATTACAGTACAAGATGAGACTAACCAATACGGTCAAAACGTTTCAGCTACTAACAACCAAACCAAAGAGCAAAGAGAAGCTAAAGAGGCTAAGGTGTATGTAGGTAATGGTCGTGTAGTTTGGACTTCAGATGGTACTATTCAAAAAGCTGACTTCGTAGAGTCAGGGACAGTAGCTTCAGAGCAGTCTACAGCAGGTAGAGAGACTCCGGATCTTCCGTTCTAAATTACTAAGGGAGGTGTAAAAGCCTCCTTTATTCTTACCACTATATTAAAACCCTTTTTTAAAACCCTAAAATTACAACAAATGATTGCAACTATAGAAAGTCTCAAAGAAAAAATACTAGACGTAAAGTATGACAGGATCGAGCAAGGCTTGAAGCTAGACATACCTGAGATAGACGAATGGTTAAGGTTTAAGAGGGGAGCGTTTAATATATGTGTAGGACACGCTAATACAGGTAAAACAACTGTAATACTCTATATGATGATGGCTTATGCTCTAAAGCATGATTTAAAATGGTTGATTTTCTCTTCAGAGAACAACGATTATTCAATAGCACGTAAACTAATAGAGTTTAAAACAGCTACACCTGTTCAGCAAATACCTGATGCAGTTATAGAAACTGAATTACAATGGATTAACGATCACTTTAAAATTATCACAGTAGACAAAATCTACACAGCTAGAACCTTAATGGGTGAGGCTCAAAAGATAAAAGAAGTTTATGACTATGATGGTCTGTTAATCGATCCTTACAACTCACTCGCTAAAGACGCTGCGTTATTACGCTCAGTAGGTGGTCATGAATACGACTACCAAATAGCTTCAGAGATGCGACTATTTTGCAAGAAAAATTCAGTATCAATGTGGTTAAACACTCACGCTGTTACAGAGGCTCTAAGACGTAAGCACCCTTCAGGTCACGAATACGAAGGACACCCTATGCCTCCTAGCATGGCAGATGTAGAAGGTGGCGGTAAATGGGGGAATAGAGCAGATGATGTGATAACCATTCACAGATACACTCAGCACGCTGAAAAATGGATGTTCTCGGATATTCATGTAACTAAAGTTAAGGAGACTGAAACAGGAGGTAGACCTACACCACAGGACCAACCTATATCAATGAGAATGCAGCCTTCTAATACTCAATTTACTATAGCAGGTAAAGATGTAATATCATCAAATAAATTTAGTACTAAACTTAAATTCTAAAAAAAATGACTAAAACTAATGAAGCTATAGAGTTGCTAGCTAAGCATCACGATGAGTTTATAGTTATGGCTAAGGCTATAGCAGGTAATAACTTTGAAGTTAGAAATTATGCTGAAGACTTTATTCAGGACGCTTACATAAGACTCATGAGATATGATGACTTGTACGATAAAATTATAACAGATGGCAAAGCTGCTAAAGGCTATATGTTTTTTACAGTTAGATCTATTATAGTTAATGAAATGAAGAGAGTTAAGAAGTGTAGGTATAATTTTCTAGGCGATCAGTATGATATTGAAGAGAAGTATATGCTTGAAGATAAAGGTGTAGATAAAGACAAACTAGCTGAAGAGCTTTTAGAAACTAAAATGTACGAGGTTCTTGAATCTAAAGTGGATTGGTTTGACTATAAGTTATTTAAAACATACTTAAAGACAGGTAAATCATTCAGGACCTTAGCTGAAGAGTCTAAGCTAGGTATTCAAACTATATACTTATCTATAAAGCAAAGTAAACTGATTATAGCTGAAGAGCTACATGAAGACTATATAGATTTTAAAAATGGAGAGTTAATATAAACCTTAAATAACAATAAAATGGAATTAGAATTAAATGAAAAAATCTTTAAATTAAATGATGAAGGTTTCACTGCCGGTAAAATAGCACAGAAACTTAGAGTAAAAAAAGCAATAGTTCAAGACATCTTAGGCAATGCAGCTAACAAAGGCTTAGGTGACGCTGTGGAGGCTATAACTAAAGCTACAGGGATTAAAGCTGTAGTTGATGCATTAGTAGACGATTGTGGTTGTGCAGCTCGTAAAGAGTCTTTAAATAAGTTATTTCCTAATAGAAAACTAAACGACTTATCAAATGAAGACTATGACTACTTAAGCAAATGGTTTAAAGCTGATAAAAAGTCTGTTAAACCTAAAGAGCAATTAGAGCTAGTAGCTATATACAATAGAGTATTTAACTCTAAGAGAAAGATCACTAATTGTGGTCCATGTCTAGCAGGTGTAGTCAGAGAACTAAAAGAAATCTTTGTCAATGTCTAAGGAACTAAACACTAAGAAGCTCTTTAAAATGCCACTTAGAGAGCTTTACAGTGTTGCTAACCAAATGGCTGTTAGGCTTCAGTGGTTACATTCGACAGGCAAAGAAGGCACCGAAAAATACAATAGACTAGCAGGTGAACTTTATCACGTTGCTGCTATAGTAGAAGAGAAAGAAAAAATAAAAGAAAATAAAAAATTTAAATACTAAATATAAGAAGAGGGCTAAAAAAAAAGTCCTCTTTTGTTTGGTAGTTTCATTTATATTGCTTATGTTTGCAGTATAATAATTAATAAACCCTTAAATAAATAAATTATGAGAACAATTAAATCAGTAAAATTAGTAAGATTATCAGTAATAGCGATGTTCATGTCTATTGGATTTATCTTTTTATCGTGTAGCCCTGAACCATGTGAAGACTGTTACACTTACACGTACTCAGACGGAACCACTGAATGGATGTGCGTAGAATATGACTGTAGTGATTACAACTATTAATATAAACCCTTAAATAAATACATTATGAAGTTTAAACAATTAACTAGTAAAGACAAAGACCTCATTAAAGCTTATTACAATAAAGGAGGCAATAAGAGAGCTACTCAAAAGGCACTAGGAGAGGTATTCGGAGTAAGTGGGCGTAGTGTACGTACATGGGCTAAAAAACTAGGTCTAGTAGTAGATCAAGACTCATCTGATTTTAGAGTTATGATATACGACATTGAGACGTCTAGAGTTACAGCTAAAGTATGGTGGACAGGCAAACAGTACATAGGACATAAACAGTTATTAGAAGAGCCTAAGATTATCTCTATATCATGGAAGTGGTTAGGTGACTCTAAGATTCATGCTTTAACATGGGATAAGAATCACTGTGATAAAGATATGATTACTAAGTTTATGAAGGAGTACAATAGTGCTGACATGGTGGTAGGTCAAAACAATGATAGATTTGATAATAGATGGATTAACGCTAGAGCTATGAAGTTTGGAGTGCATTTCAATACGTTTGTTAAGTCATTTGACATTATGAAACAGACTAAGAGATTATTTAGACTTCCTTCTTACTCAATGGACTATATTACTAAGTTCTTGAATGTAGAGAATAAGCAAACGCATGAAGGTATTAAGATGTGGGATATGATTCAAGATGGTAATAAAAAGCAGCAAAAAGAATACCTAAAGAAAATGGTAGCTTATAATGTAGGTGATATTGTATCTACAGAGGCTATGTATGTTAAACTAAGAAAGTATATGAATCACAAAGTACACTTTGGAGTATTGGCAGGTAAACCTAAGTATAGCAGCCCTACAGACGGGACTACTGATGTAAGCTTACTAAGAGTGACATCTACAGCTTCAGGAACTTTACAGTACATCATGCAGTCTAATACTGATGGAGTTCAATACAAGCTTAACAATACAGCTTATCAACAATTTTTAAATAGAGATTAACATAAACCCTATAGGGAGTGTAAAAGCTCCCTTTTAAAACCCTTAATAATGGATATAACATATGACGCAATGCTAGAGAGGTACTTAAATGACCTAGAGAATGAGCTACTAGAAAACCCTCCCTTTGCACAACAAGAAACAGCTCAACAAAGAAAAGACACTCCTGTTTTTAGTGGAGTACTCGCTTACTTTCCTGACGCACTAAGAGATGTAGCTAGAGCTTCTAAAGCAGGTAACGACCAACATGGTAACGGACCCGAATTACATTGGGATCGTTCTAAGTCAGGTGATGAACTAGACGCTTTAACTAGACACTTACTAGATGCCGGTACGGTAGACACAGATGGAATAAGACACAGTGCGAAAATAGCATGGCGTGCATTAGCAAATTTACAGAAAGAAATAGAAAGAGATGAGAAGTAAAAAGAAAATAGATTGGACTGCTTTACTAGGTTTAGTGTTCACCGGAGCTTTTATAGCTCCCTCAATAAGCTTTGTAGTAGCAGAAATAGCTAAAGGTAGCTTTAATCATTGGTAAATTTTAAAATTAATTTAAAACTTAAGTCACTGTAAATCAGTGGCTTTTGTGTTTTATTTAAAAATAATTAAAAAAAAGTGTAAAAAAGTTTGGTAATTACTTATATAATGTTGTATATTTGTAGTGTCAATAAGGCATAACAAAACAAAAACAAAATATTATGAGTCACTACGAAGCAAATTTAGACATTATCAAATTAGAAGTAATCAAGAGATTTGATAGAAGAAATAAACAACTAGGAGAGTATGTTCATGTTGTAATGAGTATTTTCGATGTATGTGAAGACGTTGAGTGTATAATAACTAAAGATGAGTACGATTTCATCGAACACGAATATAACAGAGAACTTAGAAATGATGACTTAGCTTTCGTGAAGTTTTTAAACAATTGTAACTAAATAATAATAGGGGGTTTGAAAACCCCCAATAAAAACAAAAACAAAATAATAAAGTTTCGTTATAATAATAACAATTAAAAACAAACATCATGACAAATTACATTCAAACACTAAACACTATTGAGGACACTTACGCACAGTATGACTTTGAGTACAGCGACATCTATAACTTAGCATAACATGAATAAAGAGACTAAAAGAGTTCTAGGTTTTATCCTTCAAACACTAATATTAACCGTAGCTTCATTAACATACTGCTACATAACTAAATAAACATGACACAAGAGCAATTAAATCACCTAGCTACACTTAAGTACGGTAAGCTATTTAACGAATTAACATTAACACAAAAAAACTTATTAAGATGAAACTATTAAATAACAAAGATTACAATCACAAAGAGTTAATCGATAACATGTATAATGATGAGTTCTACTACTCAGTAATGGGTTTAGATAAGGCATTAAGCTATAGCTCTCTTAAATGGCTTCTAAAGAGCCCAAAATGGTTCGCACACAAGAAAGCTAAGCCTGACCCGGAGACACAAGCGTTAAGAGATGGCAAGATAGTGCATACTGAGATACTAGAGCCTCAGAAATACGATCAGTTTACTTTTGTAGATGTATCGTCTAAGAACACTAAGAAGTGGAAACTAGCTGTAGAGGAGCATGGTAAAGCATATACCTACACCATGAAAGAGAAGTACATGAACTCTAGAATAAGCTCAGCGTTCTTACAAAATGATAGATGCGTATCATTCCTTAAAGGTGCTGAAGTAGAAGTCCCTGCAGTGGAGTTGATTCAAGGTCTACCTGTAAGAGGTAAAGCTGACATACTTAAGGCAGGTGAATACATAGCAGACGTTAAAACTACTATGGATGGAGTAAAAGATATTACTCTTAAAAACGGTGAGGTAACTAATCAATTTAAGTACACTATCCAAAAGTATGACTATGACCTACAAGCTTACTTATATACTCAGTTATTTAATGTGCCTGATTTTTATTGGTTAGTCGTAGATAAGACTACTACAGATATAGGAGTGTTTAAAGCTTCAGAGGCTACATTAGAGTCAGGTAGACTTAAACTAGATGCGGCTATAGCACTATACAACGCCTTCTTTGTAGATGAGCTTATAGACTTATCACAATACCATAAAGAACATACAATATAAACCTTAAAAAAAATACATGATAACACAATTAGTAGTCGTTATATATATAGCAGTTTTTGCAAATATATTAATGAGACTTAAAACAGAAACAGATGCAGTACTAGATATCACAATAAGTAAAGCGTTTCTTTTCGGAGCAGCATCTAACGAAGCTATCGCTGTAGATGACGAGGGGAACGACACAGACAAGTATATATATTCTATTCAAATTTGTTTAGGACCATTAGTAATTACATTAACATATTTAAAATAAAAAAAATGAAACCACAAGACACAGACGAGTATAGAATGACTTACGAATCAACGCTATTAAGCTTAGCTCAAGGAATGGATGTAGAGATACTAGAGTATATCAGAGACGAATACGAGATAGAAGAGATGTACGAAGCCTGCCTTGCTATGACTACAGCTATAGAGCAGTACAGAACTTTTAATGGCTTCTCTAAAATAAAAATACCTAAAAATTTGGATAATTAACAAATAATACGTATATTAGCAATATGAGAGATTATAAACAACTACAATACCTAGCAGACTTCAATGCCACCTCTGAGATAGTACTCAAGTGGCTAGATGCTAAGCCTGATAACAAAGAACTGCAGCTTATATCTAGAGCTTTATTCAATATGAGCATATATGTAAGCAGCTTAGAGCTTGAAAGACGTGGATTCGACATGACTTATCAAGACACAAGAGATAAGCTCTTAGAAGCCCTTAAAACCATTAAAGAATTAGAGTCTGAATTACCTACAGAGGCAGATAAGAAGTTCACAGCATTAACAACGAGCGATAACAACGCTATAAATTCAATATTATGAGAAAATTTAAGATAGAAGAGGCAAAAGAGAAGGATTATTACATTCTGACAGTATCAGGAGTAAATTTAGGGCGTTTTGAGAGATCAGAGCTTAGATACTTAATAGAGACGATAGATAACACAATAAATGTAGGACTATAATGGCAATAAGATTTGAAACACAGCAGGACGTAGATAGAGAGGTTAAGGCTATAGAGGTTTTATGCTCTAAATACGGTTTTACATACGAGAAGCTCGGTAAATGGGACCTAGACTTCAGAATATTCAGAAATAGAAAGTTTATAGGTTATGTAGAAGTAAAGGGACGTAATAAAGACATAGCTAATGCTTATAGCTTACCACTTGCAAAAAGAAAGTATAAAAAGATGATGATTGAAGAGGGTCATAAAGTAATTGTATGGGCTTGCTATGATGGTATTATCTTTGGGGACTTATCTAAGCTACTGTATGTAGAAAGACAGGGAGGGCGTAAACCTAGAGAAGGTTCTGCTAATGACGTAGAGATGATGCATTATTATGTAGATCAAGTTAACTTAAATACTATTAAATATGATACTACCAATAAACTTACATACTAGAGAGGGACTGATGCAATTATGGTCGGGCGTACACCTATACCCTAAACAACTACAGATTCAATTAAAGAGAGAGATAGATAGACGTAATAGACTAAGACACCTAAACAAACCCTTTACATACAATGAGAACTAATATACTTAAATATACTATAATAATAGCCTTACTAATAACAGCTCTATCTAATGCTCAGCATAGAGTAGATAAAAGACTTAAACCCTATGTAGATGAGTACTTTAAGATATTAGATGATAATAACATAGACTATAACACGCCTATAATACTTGTAACAGTGTCACATCCCTTAAAAGGCACAGACTACTTAGGAGTAGCTTTAGGTATGCATAACGATAACCTTGTGAATGTTAGAATAAGTCCTAGATTCTTTGAGTTAGATAGAAACTCTAGACTTTGGGTTATGTTTCATGAACTATCACATGATATGTTTAACCTAAGGCATGGGTCAATTAAGCTAATGCATAAAAAGGCATATGATGAGGTTACTTCATTTCAATTAAGTAGAGCTAAGTCTGAGCTTATAAAGCATCTAAAAGGCTTGTAGTGTCATTATGAGAATATAGCTGTTTTTAAATAAAGGGCTATAAATCAAGACTAAGCAAGATGAGAAACTTCATATTAACAGTACTAATACTAGCGGTAGCGTGC